AAGAATATAGCACTGTGCCCATTTCTTGAACCTGAAATTGTATTATCAATAGTCCCAACATACTCAATGGGTTCCTTCATCTTGTCCAAGAATTTCTTTTCCATCATAAACACTCCGCAAGGAAATGGACATCCTAAGAATTTGTGACCAGATATACTTATAGAGTGAAGGCATTTCTTAAAAAATAAATCATATTCCAAAAATGGCAGAGCAAAACCCATCAGTGCACCATCCCCGTGCATGTAAAAATCATTTTGTTTTTTATGCTTGCACAGAATTCTGTAAATTTCCCTTGGATTGTCTATAGCACCCTTCATTGTGGTTCCCAGATTTACACATATAATGGCTGATTTATCTTTATGAGTTATCAATTTTGCTTCAAAATCATTATAATCCATCTCACCGTTTTCATGTGCTCTTATCAAACAATATGGCAATTTCAAAATCTTTGCTATTTTTTGTATTGAATAATGGCTTTCTCTCGAACTATACAGTATTCCATCTGGAAATGCCTCCCGACCCATATAAAGTCCTTGTAAATTACCAATCGTGCCTGATTCGACCAAACATCCCCATGAATTATTGTCATCAAATTGCCATAGATTTTTGAAAAAGCGTAAAACATCTTTTTCAGCTTCTTTGGTATGTGTTTTATAAAGAGATGGTACGTATGGATCGCCGACATTATTAATATTATACCTAAAAGTGTTGAAAACAGGTGAATAATCATATGCCAAATTACAAGGGTATCCGAGGGAATATTCTTTAAACTCGTCAAATTTGGAAAATAATTGTTCGTCCATCAATGTTTTATAAATGTTATCCTTATAAAGCTTTAAATTTATTACCTGGTGTAAAATGTCAAAGGTGAAAGCAGTTTCAATTACAACTTCTCAAATCCATTTTTTTGATTCTCTAAAGGATGCCGCAGAACATTTTGGATACAGAAGCCCAAGTAGTATTGCGAGAGCTATTGAAACAGGGAAACCAACAAAAGATTTTGTATTTTCATGTGTAAAGGATACTGCTCTTCATTGGTCTGTTCTAAACTCCCCATCAATGAAAGGTAAATATATTGGAGATTTCGAAGGACCTTGTGTATATCTCCTGCGTTTCAAATATAAAAATGGTCTTGCTGTAAAGTTTGGTGCGAGCAAGGATTTTAAAAAACGTGTCAGTGAACACTTGAGAACATATCCTCAACTGCAAATTTGGTGTATCCTTGAATGTAAGAATTTAGAGTCTGCTGTGAAAACTGAACTGTCATTTAAGCATCGCATAAGGCAATTCATGTCATCCATCAAGTTACCAGAGGATGGCAAGAAACAACATACATATACGGAAATATTATTGGATATGACAATTGAAAATGCTGAAATCCATTTGAAAGAAGCTTGGGAAAAAGTAAATCTGGAAATTATTTCAACGGATGCCAATTTGTTGGAATTGGAAAACAAAAAGTTGGATATCAGAAAATTGGAACTTGAAGTTGAAAAATATAATTTGTTAATGAAACTAAATAAAATTGGTATTGATGTGTAATGAATCATTGATTTCAAAATAGTAAAAGTAGAGGAATGCACAACACACATTTTTATTTTTGTATTTTGTAATATTTTTGTATTTTGAAATATTTTGTTTTTAAATTTTATAAAACCCTACGTTCGTGTTTAGATTCATGGGGAAATTTCTATGATGTAAAACAGCTTTTTTGTATTTACCTGGTCCACTGAAGAGACCATCATCCTGCAATGTTTCATTCACTGCATTGGTTATGACAAGGTGGATTTGTAACCGCTCACTGGGGTCACTATTGGCTTTGCGGGGCACTGTCCTGTACTGGACAACATTTGACATTGCTGCCACACCGAGATATGTAAATGGTTTGTTGATCGTTCCCCGATAATATACGTGAAAATCATCATACGCTTCCAGACTTTCAAGCAGTTCATGATCTGCTTTCCCTTGATTCTGCCCAGAATAAAAGACTTCATATTCATCTTTATGAATATTTTTCAGGATTCGGTCCTCGCTGGAATAATCATACTGATGTCCATCAATTGAAGTTGTCGGCTCGCTGGTGATAGTGATAATCACTGGCATTTTCTCGGAAGATATAATAATGTAACGGTGTATGTCTGTGTGCAAATTCAAATATTTTGCTTTCAATTTTTTTTGTTTTCGTGTTTGTTAAAATTAAAATTAGTACTTAACACAATATTGATTTGTGTAATATATCAAATGGAAGTGGAAAAACAAGACGAGCAAACAGTATCCGATATTCCATTACATATATTGGAAACTCATATTTTTCCATTATTGCCAATAGATACAAAATTGGATTTCAAAGTATTACCACGGAGAATTCCACATGAAAATAAAAAAGTTATTGACGCTTTTTTACAAGAAAAAGAAAGACACGCATATGTCCATGAAAACAATATAAAGAATGGCGAGTTGCGTTTTTTGGATATTCGGAAACGAATTGGCAATTTAACTTATTCTTATGAACAATATTTTCTAGATGAGTATGATGCATTCTTGGCTGTATATGAAGATGATGTATTGATACGGATGTTGATGCTATGATAAAAATTTGAAACTAATAAAAGGAATAGGTGTGACTAGATTATTCAAACATGTCTTGCTATCTGATAAACCATGTGAGAACTAATACATATTTTTCCATCAATAATGGGAACCCAAAACCTAGTGTTCTTGCATTCAAACGAAAAGTAGATGCGATACAAATGATTCATACTCTCAAAACTTTCGAAAATGAATTGGAAATCTACATACCGAAACGAGTAAATATATCCCTTGTTACATCCACATTCAAAATGGCCGGATTGGAATATTGCCTTCTAAATAAACGGGGAAATGTCTTGAACCATAATTATTGTAGTAATATTTTTAACACATACGATGAAGAGGGTTATCTCCAATGTGTATTTGATGGCTCTCCATCTACGTTATAAAAAATAAATCCTAAACGGTAATATGATGTGTTGAATTTATATGTAAACTGCTAAACATGTCCAAGACATCACTTTCCTGAAGCAATTTTTCAACTTTGAAGTGAACGCTTTGAAGCAAATATACTCTCATACGGGACACATTTGAAAATGCTGTTTGTTTTCTTTCGAGATTTACGTATAATTCTTGAAGTGATGTGAAGAGTATTCCAACATGTTTTATTATGATTGAATTACCATCAAATTTCATTGTGAGCGGCATTACATTCTGTTGCATTGCATCTTTCAGAGCTAGTTCTGGAAGTACGCATCTAAACGGTATTACAACTCTCATATGTTGATCATAGTTGTATGCTTTTGATATTTGTTTGTATATCGGATGTTGCCGAATTTCGTTTGAGTCGAACGTACAAGCGTTTGCGACAAAATCCCAAAAAGAGTCGTCAAGGTAAAGTGTCATTGTGTATTATAGTCGGGTATTTGTATAAATTTTACATTTCATTTTTTTCATTAAATTTCATTCAAAAGTATCAGAGTAAATAATTTTGCCTTCTTGATTGGCATAATAATATGTATTCTCAAAACAATCCACAAACAAGTCAAAAATATCTTTTTCACCATTACTCGAAAATTCATCGATAAGTGATAAAATACCAATACACACATCATCCATTTTTGCCAAACCGGTACTCACACGTGCTGTATTGAGAGCACACAACACATCTATTTTTATTTCATTATCCAAACCATTATGATCCGCTCTCAAGTATTCAAATATAATTTTACCAAACTGCATGTGAGGGATTTCAGGCGTTTTGAATATAAAAGTAATATCAGGCATTCTATTATCTAGGTTGAAGTTAAATGCCTTTAAGTAATAAAAATTACATTTGTTTCTTACCAAGTCATCCAATCCACAATATCAAATTCCTGTTCATCGTTTTCTTCATCGGCAATTTCGACATAATGAGACGCGACTTCAGTGACTTCAGTGACTTCCACGGGAATCTTCATCCAAATATTGTTTACGACTTCTGACAGCTTGTCCATGGCAATGGTATATAGGTATTGGATGTTCATTGTGTATAAATAGTGTTTGTCTGTAACCTTTTATACACATTTTTTATTTCAGTATTCAATTTTTTTCATAATTTTCGTTTTTTTTCAAATTTTGAAATATTGTCAAAATTCTCTAAATACCAAGTGACATCAAACATACAATCATCAGAATTTTGAGAATCAGTTTCATCGTAATCCAAAGATGGTGGAGATGGTGCAGTATATTGAGGCAGCGGGATTTGCCTCATCGGCCACCATTGCTCTGACAAGACATCTTTGGTCGGGAGAGCAGGAAATTCAAACTTTGGCATGTTGATATTCAATAAAAAACTTCGAAAGAAATTTCATTTTTTTATTTCTATGTGCTTATCCTTAGCACATAATCAATTCCGCAAAGTCTTTCAAGACTAAATACTTTCCAAAGCTATTGTGGACATTCCAACGATACATCATCCGTGCTTGCCATCCTCTGAAAGTGCTTTGGATCGTAGTGGCTGACATATCTTGCACAAATCCTTCTTCGCGGATCTTGGAAATAATTCCCTTCAACTTTTCAAACCGTGCCTCTTGTTCTTTACAATCGTTATACACTTTGGTCAAATGTGCATCATCTTTATTTGGGACAATGTACTCGTCATTGTCGTCATATTTCAACCCAAATTCAACACCATCCACCATCTCGTAATATATTTTACACGGCATTTCGGAGGTAACCTTCTCTAATTCCTTCCACTGAATGCCAAAGTCAAACATTCTCTCTACCAAGTTCATGAATTTGTGCAATGCATCAGGAGAGGTCCCCAAGCGGACAAAGGCTATGATAATGTGCTCTAAATGTTCAACATTTTGTAAAGAAGCGGAAAACGTCTCCTCTAAAAAACTTAATCCAATCCGTCTATCTTTCTGGACTGATAATGTGACAATGCCCGAAAATTCGAGACAGACCTCCCCATCAGGACTATCCGTCATGCTCTTATGGAAAAGATCAAAGCAACTGTTGTACTTGGTAAACATTTTTTGGAGTTGGAATTGTATAAGTGGGATTGACACTTATTGTAATTGTGGTACTCTTCATTTTTTTTCTTTGGGTTTTCAAGTCTAAGAAACAAACAAAGCAAACGGTATTTTATGTATTAAAAAACCATGTGGAAAAATAAGAACTATAACAAATACCCGTATTATATTCATGCGGTTTTCGTGCCTTTGTCTGTGAGGCAAATTTGCTTGCCTCTGCAAAGTAGGTTCTTGGCATGTTATAACCGATGAGGCTCATTGTCTGGTAAGCCTTGCAAAAGTTGGATAGGAATAGGCTATTTGGCGATTGTGCATACTTGAAATAAAATGGGGCAAGAGGAGAATCGGCCTTATCACAATACCCAATATTAAGGTCAAGCGGAGGTTTCCCTGCTGCTTTTAGACCACGTTGTGTAATATTCGGATAATCTTTATATTTGATCGTATTGCAAAGGCCGTGCATATCTGAACAAAACCAACCTCCATTGTCACTCAGTTTATTCATATTAGAAACAACACCAACATAATAATCTTTATCGAATTTCTTTGGCGTGGCAGTCAGTTTATCATTTCCTTTATTGCAAATATCCTCGGGATGAACACGCGCACTGCCAATTGTATGCCCACCTGAGAGGAGAACAACTGTTTCATTCAAGTGAAGACCGAATTTTTCATTTTCCATTCCATATTTTCCAAATGTGTCTTGGAGGTTATATGCGTTTGAATGTTCAGATGGCAGACGTGTTGTTTCTTGCACTTTTTCAACATCAACACGTCCTGGTAGCCAACCACATCCGGAAACAGGTGCCCCACCATTTGCTACTACTGCAAGATATCCTGAGAAACTAATACAATCTGCAAACGACATTTTGCCACATTCTAGAGGATTTTCAAGGCGTACTTGAGTACAGAGACCACCATTACCTGACATACCGACAAGAAGTGATTGACAATTCAACATACCATTATCTTGAGGATTTGGATTCTTGGCTGTATCATAAACTTTACTTGCAACTGCATTTGCAATTGTTTTCCGAATTCCTCCATTGCATCCACCACCTGATGTTGGATTGTTCTTGTCATAAGTGCCACAATCATGAAAAGCATAACGTAGACAATTTCCAGCATAACCATCAAGATCTGATTTGATGTAAGGTAGTACTTTGACACGAAGAGCGTTCATACACTTTTCAGCAGACGCAAGTTGTTCTGTATGTGTTTTTCCCGGATACTGTGTCATATCCATGTTCACATTAGCTTGAGCAAAGCCCAGGAATGCAAAGAGCATCACAATGTAGAAGTTCATTTTCTACATATGAGAGACAGTTTGGCTTTAAGTAGTTTATCATTCATATCTATTTTGCTTCTTTATTCCTGTCATCTTTGAATTTGTTTAGTACATTATCTCGTACACTTCTATAATTACCCCGAGATTTTCTATCTATTTTTGATATACGCTCATTTCTTTGATCAAGTATTTCTCTTTGTTCCATGGTCATTGCATCATTGATTGGAGGTGTGGTGCTGTGATGATGCTTTTTCAGCAAGTTTAATCCTTTTGAAATGAGATTATCTAAAGTAGCATTCATATCCTTCTCTACCCATTTAGGTTCTCCATTATCATCTCTTTCATATACATTCATCGTACTAGGTTTCTTAATACGCTGAAGTGTCACATTCTTATTTTCAGGAATTTCGGGGTTCAGATGAATTTTTTCAATAATATTTGGAATACCATCTCCAAGAATATTCTTCAAGCAATTTGTCAATAAATCAAGTTGCTCTTCAACCTGCTTGATATTTTCTTCTCCAAGAGGATTTATGTTAATTGTTATGTTGATATTGTTTGTAGTATTGTGACTATTCGTTGTAGTCGTAGTTGTGGAAATTTGGTTATGGCTTTGAGTTACTTGATTGTGACTATTTTGATAATGATTATCTATGGAATTGTTATCATGGCTATCACGGGTGCTATTAATAATGTATGATGGTTTTGATTCATCACTTGAATGCATTTGTGTTTTGTGTCTCGATAATCCACTAGCATGACTAAAACGTAATCTACATATAGGGCATTCATGAGGCTTGTTATCATATTTCTGTTGAAGTTCTTCAAGTAATACTGAAGGTGACTTTTCTGAAAACATTGAATTACATGGATGCTTTCTCGAAAGGTGTTCTACGTAATGTGTTTTATATTTTGCATTATAATGACATCTCTCACACTTGTATTCCATTATAAATATTGGTCTATGGAAACCTTTATATTCTAGTATTCTCCATTCAATTCCAAACATAAAGTAAAAATTCTGATTTGAGGAAAAGTCCCAGAAAAATGAAGAGGGTACCTGCGCAATGATATTACCATCCCTAGGTTCTACGTCCGTTCAAATCATCAAAGAAGGTGAGCAATACCCACGTAATCACTATGTGTTTTAGATATGTAACGTGAATATTAAACCCCAGATGTGTTTCTCAAAAAATTGGGATCCAAGACCTCGTACCTGACCTACATACTGAAACCATATTTCCCTCCATTACCATTTTTATAAATGTTAAAACTACACTGGTTTCAGTGCCAATTACCAATTTTAGGCTGAAGGGGGTACCAACAACTTTGCATGGGACTTTTCTGGCGAATACAGTTTTTAATTTTTACATAAAACTAAATTTGACATTTTGAATACACAATTTTTATTACACACACTTATTTCAATATAGGTATTTGAATAAATTAAAAATCTCGATTCATATCGTTTTGCAATATTTATATTTCTCGTTTATCTTTGCGGGGAAAGAAATACCTTGAAGTAAATGAATATTTGGAATGCCAAATCACTTGGAAGTTTGTCTGATTTGACAGATGACTTTTCAAATGTTTCAGTTGAAACATTTCCCCCATTACTATATGAAGTGAAATGTACCCCATATACATTTCAAGCAAGTGTGCAAAAAGATTCTTTGAATGAATGTGATCGAATTTCATTTGGTGGGAAAAAAATATGTGTTCAAATTTCTGTTTATTGGGATGATAATGAACACATGTATCCACAATTGGATGGTGTATCTTACAATGACAACTGTACATTGACCGAAGATTTCAAGCTTGAAAGAAAACATGGTACGGTAAGAATGCTCAAAACTGCTTTGAAATTCTTGGCAATGCTCTATCCAAAAATTAATGGTGTGTTGTTTCGAGATACTAGTTTTATGAAGTGTGTCAATGATATCAAATTAAATTTGTCAGAGTTTTACATTGCTAAGCATGGAAAAACTTGGTATCAAGAAAAGTTTGGTGCAGAGCCATATGATAATGAATTTTATTTCCAGAATTTGAAAACATTGAATAATAAGCTTGATGCCCCAAAGTCACTTACATTTGAAGATTTTTACAATCAATACATTCTCATCAACAAAATAAGAATGCGACAAAAATTCAAAGCAATCAAAGAAGTGTATGATGAAAGTACGACATACAGAGAATTTGTCAAACACTTGCATAATAAAAGTAGTGACTGCATCGTTTTCAACAAATGGCTCTCTTATTTTATTTCAAAACAAGGAGGTGCCGAATTGAACTTACAAAATGCGTTTTTCATTATCAAAGCTGAAATCATAAATGGATGGTCTGAAAACATTTCTTTTCGTGTCGTGACGAATAATATTTAGGTATGGCATAAATTGCTCCAGACAAATTTATGTGAATAAAGAATCTGAAAACTAAAGATGGTGATAAAATAAAAAAACTCATTCTATGAAAATATTTATGCGCAACAATATTTATTTCTAAAAATGTGAAAGTCATTTGCCATAACTATTTATCAAGAAGGCAATATATCAACATAATTTGGAGGAGAGTTGTCACCATGATACGTGCATTATCAGCACATTCTTTGAGAGTATATCCTTCGAATACTAATTCTGTCAAGAGTACATTAAAAACATATGTGCATATCAAGAAATGGTCAAATAGAATAAGTGATGTCATAAATTATTCAAATCCGTTGATATTTACACTAAAAGAATTGCTCAAAGGACAGATAATATCGGAATACCTCACAAACGTGTACGATATTCAAAACAATGTAGATGACGTATTAAAAGTAATTGTACTTCTGGAAATATTAAGATATATCGTAAAAACAAGTATTGAGAAAGTACCGCCTTTTGTGTATGATCAATATGCCATACTTCTTTTGATTAATTTTCACCAATTTATAAACTTGTAAATACCTGTGTAAAATATATAGAAATGCTCAAATCTCTATTAAAAACGGCTCACCCTTCATCCCCTATTATCGTTGCACATCGAGGATTTCAACCCGAAAATATGATGGAAGGGTTTAAAAAGGCTGTTTTGAGTGGAGCAAAAATGATAGAATGCGATGTAAGGATGAGTAAAGATGGCTTTCCTGTTGTCCTCCATGATAAACGTATAGACAGAACTACAAATGGTAATGGATATGTTGCAAATATGAATAAATATGAATTGGAAAAGTACAATGTACCATCTTTTGATAGTCTGTCATCATTCGTTGCAGATAATGATGTCTGTATGGCAGTGGAAATAAAAGATTTGAATCAAACAATGAAAAATGTGGAGATGTTGTCAAAAATTATTTTATTATTGCAGAATCACGACATTGTTGACAGATGTGTGGTGATAAGTTTCAACAAACATATTATTACACGACTAAAAGAGCTTGAACCAAATATAAGTACAGGCCTTGTATATGGTCCATTGATGTTGAATGACCCAATATACTTGTGTAAAAAACATATGGCAGATCATCTTTGGCTTCACCACGATCTTGTATCAGCTGACATTATTTCAAGCACCAAGAGAGAAAATTTAGAACTTTTTGCTTGGACGGTGAATAAAAAAGAAGATTATGATAGAATCCTTCAACTTGGTGTTATACTCCAACCAATTAAAAATGTTACACTTCAAAAATAAAAATTTGAAACTATATAAAAGATTAACAACTTTGAAGTTTGAAGAACATTAAGCTT